CGCCGCATCTCCGGCAGGCCGACCGCCGAGAGAATGTCGTCCGGGTCCCACACGCCAGCATCGGCGAGAGCCTTGGCCGCGTTGGCGCGGGCCGTCAGCTGCTTCGACTCGGTCTCTACGTCGTCCGGGACGGGGTTGACAAAGTCAAACTCCAGGCCCTGCCCGGTTGCGCCGTACAGGGGCAGCAGCTGGTGGTTGAGGGCATCCCGTATCGCTTCGAGGTCGGGCACGAGGAGCCAGCGGGCGAACATCCGCTCACCGCTGTCTCCGTTGGCCCGGTTGACGTCGTCGACTGCCCCAGTCATTGGCTTCGGGAACCCGAACGCTTCGCGGATGACTTCGCGGGAGAGGTTGCGGAGCTCGGCGAACTGCATGTCCCGCTGGGTGAACTTGCGGTCCTTCCACTGGCCGTGCTCCAGGATCGCCACCCGGTGTGCGTTGGCGACACCCTTGTGCTGCTCGTTCCATCGGTCGCGGAGCTCGTTGAACTCGTCGTCGGACAGGCTGTTGGGGACCTCGATGATCCCGCCGGGCTCAGCCGAGTTGAGGAAGAACGACCGGTTCCACTCCGCTGAGTACCGGACCGCGTCAAGGTCGGTGAGGAGGGCCTGCACCGGGCCGATACCCCGGTACGGGTCCGTCGGGTGCGGCGTCCGAATGAAGATCACGTCCTCCTTGCGGAGCGCGACCTCCTGACCGTCCGGACCCGTGTACATGTACCCGAGCAGGAACTGCTCCGGATCCGGAACGGGCCTGATGCGGTCCGGGCGCACCACCCACATCTCCAGCGGGATCGGCGACCGTTCGTTACGGGCGATCACCCACCACGTCTCGCCCGTCAGCTGCTTGTGCTGCGCCCCGGCCTCGACGAACACGGACTGCGTGTAGAAGCCGTTCGGCCGGTTCCACAGGTCGAGCGCGGCGTGACTGGTGACCTCGACGCGGTCTTCCTTCTTTCCGCTCTTGGCCTTGCGGTACAGGCCCCATTCGACGCCGGCCTCGGCTTTGGCGGTGCGGTTGACGATGGCGAAGAGGGTGGAGACGGCGCCCATGGAGTCGAGTTGGGCGGTGGTGCCTCGGCTGGAGCCGAAGAGGCCGCGGCTGTAGGACTGGGCGCGGGAGGCGAAGGGGACGGGAGTCTGGGTGGCCTGGTTGGCGCGGTTGAACAACGCGCCGAGGAGGGTTCTGGCCACCGACCCTCCTTCGCTTGCTAGCCGTTGTGCACCCGGTTCAGGACGAGCACGCCGACGCCGAGCGCGGCGAGCCCTACCGCCACTCCAAAGAGCAACATGGCGGAACCCGACAACAGCATAGTCCCAGCCGTGTCAAGCGATACCGGCGCCAACTTCCGCAACACCTGCGCCCACCTGCTGAAATCCGGATTCTTCCTGGTCACGACAGTCTCACTCTCACTGGTGGCGGCTTGTAGGGTTCCGACAGTCTCACAGCCAGCGAACCCGCGGCCTACCGCCGAGGTCCTTCGCGGCGACCATGTACCGGGCGGCGTCCATCGAGTGGTCGTTGGCTTTCACCGGTTCCTCTTTCAGCCCGCCGGCGTTGCCGGGCTTCACGGCCCACACGTAGCCGGAGACTTCCTCGGCAAGGCCGATCGGGAGGGAGGCGGCGTCCATCTCGGGGTCGCGTTCGAGGAGCGCGTCACGGAATACGTGCAGGCGGGCCTTGCCGTCGCCCTGGACCTTCAGCCGCGCGGAGAACGCCTGTATGCCGTCACTGACGCCCTTGTGCGCGGCCTGCGTCCCCATGCCCAGCTTCCGCTCCAGCGTTGCCCGATCCTCGGCATCGTGGTCGGTGATGATGGCGCGCGGCCGCGGCTGCCCAGCCAGCAGCCGGTCGCGGATGACCTCGGCGTGGTCTTCGACGAGCATGCGGGTACGGACCCACTCGCGGATCAGGTAGAGCCGGCCGTCGGGGTCTTCAGCCCACAGCTGGGCCACGAAGGGGTTCGTGTACCCGAAGTCGACGGTCACCCACCTGGTCCACGAGTCGGGCACCGCGAACGGTTCGATGACGTGGACGGGTTCCGACCAGCCCTCGTAAACGAGGCCTTCGGCGGCAGCCCAAATGCCGTCGCGGTAGCGGAGCCGCCGAACGCCGGTGAGGGCGTCGAGCTTGGCCATGTAGTCGACGCCCCGCTCAGTGAGCGAGCCGTCCGCGTTGACGTAGAGGGGGTTGTCCCGGTGCAGGCTGTGGATCATGCGCATGGTGCCGTCGTCGCAGCGCTGCTTGATCCAGTGCTTCGGGTGGTCCGGGTTGCAGGCAAGAACGATCTGCCGGTATGTCGGTGCGTTTCCCCGGAGACGGGTGATCAGGGTCTCCAACGCGGTCAGTGAGATCTGCGTGGCCTCGTCCACGTAGATCCGCGAGAACTCCGTGCTGAGGAATTTTTCCGGACGATCTAGACCGCCGACCAGAATCTCCGCGCCGTTGGCAAAGGTGTACGCAGCAGGCTTGCGCGGGGATCCCCCGAACCATCGGACGACCCCCTCAGCCAGGGCGGTCGTAGCCACCTGCTGCTCAAAGGTCACCAACGTGGACCCCGTCAGTGAGGCGTGCGTCTGTCGAACGATCAACGAGCGACAGCCGGGGACCATTAGGCTGGTGTAGAACGCTTTTTGGAGCATTGCGAGGCTTTTCCCGGTTCCCGCTGGACCCGCGATTGTGACCTCTTGCTCCTTCGCCGACAGCAACTCCTTCGCGCCTCCGCGCGGCTCGTACCGCACCACCGTTGCCGTCATCGCCACGACCTGAGGTATGCGGCGGCAGCGGCAAGGCGGTCGGCGCTCTCGCCGAGCATGCCTATGCCTGTGTTGCAGGGGCTGCAAAGAAGTCCGCGAACGCAGACTGGGCACCCGCGGTCGGCGGTGCAGTGCGCGTGGTCGCGGTCGACGTGGAGACGCTTTCCGTTTGGAGGCGCGCCGCAGATTGCACAGCCCCCTCTCTGCCGTTCCAGCGTCTCGGCGTACCAGGACGGCTCCACGCCGTACCGGCGAGCGATGGCAGCCGCGTAGTGGCACTCGATGCACCGAGGGGACAGGCCGTCCGTCTGCGACGAGTTCCTATGGAAGGAGGACTCAGGTAGCCACGCGTCACAGGCGCGGCACTGCTTGCGCCCCTGGGAGTCCCGGGCTGCGGGTTTCCGTCGACGGTAGGAGAAGGCGCCTCCCGCGCTGCCTGTTCGGCGCCACCGAACGTAGTGGCTTGAGCAGTACCCCTGAGCCGAGTGTGGGTCCTGGCATCCGTCGACAGTGCAGAATTCGCGGTTAGCCCTGACTGAGCTGGTGCCAGGATCGCCGCTGCGCCGCCAACGACGCCAGTGAGGGTTGCAGTAGCCGTGACCGTAATGCGGCCTGTCGCACCCGTCGACGGAGCAGCGCGTGTCCTGCTGTCGGACTTGAGCGGGACCTGGATCGCCAGTCTTCTTCCATCGCTGCCAGTGGGGCGAGCAGTAGCCCTTGGCCAGGTGGGGTCTGTCGCATCCGGGCACGCTGCACGTACGCTTGGGCATGTCGATCCTGTCTTGATCAGGTCGGCCGCGCCCCGGGAGTGTTCGCAGCACTCGCCGGGGTTCTCTGTCGCCGTTGATTCTACCGTTTCCGCAGGTCAACCAGCCTGCGAATGCGGGTAGTTGGGCGCACGTCACACGAGATCCTCAGGGTTCACGCCGATCAGCTCGTACTTCACACCGCCAGAGATCTCCGTCTTGGCCGGCTGGTCGACGCCGTGGAGACGGCGGTAGCTCTCCCGGATCCGGAGCGCGGTCTGGATCGCTTGCATGCGCGGCCCGTCGTCGAGGAGGGGCTGGCCGTCCTCGCCGTAGACCACACGGCCGTGGGAGACCATGACGTGGTTCCGTTCGAGGATCTCCATCGCCATGACGTACAGCTGGTCAAGCTGCTCCGACTCGGTCTGGATCAGCTTTTCGACCGCCGGCTTCAGCACGTCACGCTTGGCGCGTTGGACGGCTCGCCAGGCTTCGCCGCGGTCGTAGAAGCCGAACCGGTCGGCGAGTTCTTGGAATCGGGTGCCGGGGTGGTCGGCGAGGTACTGGGCGGCGGCAGCGTCGCGTTCGACGGTCTTCATGGAGCGTTGGAATTTGCCGTTGCCGTCGCGGGGGCGGTCGTAGGGGTGGTAGTCGGGGTCGTCGTTGGCGGTCACGGCGGTGCCCCTTTCCTGGACGTTATACGTATGACGGGTTGCGTGCTTTGATGGTACGGATGCGTGCAACCGGGTGGCGGCTGAGGGCGCGCGCAGGGAGAAGCCCCCGTCTCTGTCGAGGCGGGGGCTTCGGCCATGCAGGGGCATGCGGCTACTGCGGGTTGCGGTAGCCGTCGAGGAACTCGCGCGTGCCACGGATCGAACGTGCGAGGTCCTCGTCGAACTCGTCGGCGCGCTCAGCCAGGTCGTCGAGCATGGTGAGGGTGCCGTCGATGCCGTACTCCAGGTTGGAGATGCGCTGCTGGTAGCTGCGGTAGAGGCGCTCGTCGGCCTCGGCCGCGGCCTCGGCGGCTTCGCGGGTGTCGAACTCGGTGTCAGCCATGGCTGGGGTCCTTTCGTGGTGGGTTGAGGGTAGGGCGGGGGTCAAGCGAGGCGGGCCGCGCGCTTCCACTGCTGCCGCTCGGAGCGCTTCACACGCCGGCGGGCGGTCTTCCGGTCCCGGCCAGGCGGCTGTCCGCAGCAGTGGCAGTCGCGGCCCCCGGGGCCGTCGGGGCAGTTGCGGCCGATCATGCGGGGCATCGGGTCTCCTCTCAGTCGGTCAGAGCAATGACGGCGGGCACGAACGTGCGCACGAGGTCCATCGGGACGGGCTCGGCGCAGTCGATCAGGTAGCAGTCCACGACCGCGGCCCGCGGTGCTTCGGTCAGGGTGACGTTCCAGTCGTCGGCCTCGTACTTCCACTCGTCGCGTACGTCGTCGTCGGTGTGCGTGCCGCGGATGTCGACGAGCCGGCCGTGGGGGTGGCGGACCATGAAGTGCAGGGGCAGTCCGTCGCAGTGGCCGACCTCGATGATGGGCCAGCTGGTGGTGTCGTGGACGGCGACGGCGAGGCCGGCGCAGGCGGCGCGGGTGAACGCGTCGATGGCGGCGGGGGTGATGATGCCGGGGGTGAGCTGCCAGGGCATGGCGTCGATGCGGTCGACGAGGGTGGGGTCGTCGGTCCAGGGGATGTGGGTGAGGCCGGCGTCGTGGGCGGCGGTGATGCGGTGGTGGCCTTCGACGAGGAATCGGCCGTGGCGGCTGGTGCGGATGTGGACGGGGCTGGTGACGCCGTGCTTCCGGATGCTGTCCAGCAGCTGGGGGTAGTGCGGGGAGAGCCGCTTTACGTCGGCGGCGTCCTGCACGGTGCAGGAGTCGCCGAGGCCGCGCATGAGGACTTCGTTGGACAGCAGGTCCAGGGCTTCGCTGACCGGGATGGTGCTGAGCATGGCGGGCTCCTAGGCGGCGAGGGCGTCGGCGAGGATCTGGACGCGGGCGGTGGCGGGGCAGTCGACGGGGCCCGCTCGGCAGCGGGCCCCAGGGGCGGTCAGTCGGAGGACCAGCCGGCCCACTCCGGCTCACGGAAGGCAACGGTGCCGCTGGTGTAACGGATCAGCTCTCCGTACTTGTGCAGCCAGTGCACCGCGCCCCGGTCGTCCGTCACCCGCCAGCACGAGCCGAGCGGGTCCTCGACGGTGGCGATCGTGCGGTTGCCGGGCAGCGGGGCGCCGGGGGTGATCGCGAACCGGTCGTAGCCCAGCAGGCATCCGTTGGCGGGCACGGTCTCCAGGATCTCGGGCTCCGGGGCGGCGAGGGCGCGCATCAGGGGCAGTTCGGCGCGGCTGCCGTACTTCGCGAGACCGTCGTACCAGTCGGTCGTGGCCTCGACATGGCCGACGCCGGGTACGTCGATGGTGACGGTGATTTCCTCGGCGATCCACATGGTCCCGTCGGAGGCGGTGCGCTCGACCTGCCGTGTGGTGACGGTGCCGCCGACTCGCTCGTACAGGTCGTTGAGTTCGAGCTGGGACCACATGACGATGCGGGTCTCGGTCTCGCCGTGGTCGGCGTTGGGCCACCAGTGGCGCAGGCCGAGGGCGGCGCGGACGCGGGTGACGAGGGTCTCGTCGAAGGCGGGAGCCAGCTCCGGGTCCGGGAGCGGGGCGTTGAGGTCGCGGACGACCTGGGGGTCGATGGGGGCGAGGACGACGGCGGTGCCGGCGGCGACGATGGCGGCGAGTTCGATGGCGCTCAACTGGGGCTCCGTTCCGGAGGTGGTGTGCGGGCCGGTGGTCTTGGGGGTGGCGGTGAAGTTGGTCTATGCGGCCTCCGTGTAGGTGCCGGCGAGGAGGTGGCTGGTGCCCTTGTAGGAGCGGAGGCCGGCGTAGAGGGCTTCGTCGATGGGGCCGTAGACGTGGACGTGGATCCACTTGCCGGTGGTGCGGTGCTGGGTCCAGACGCGGACCGCGTCGCCGCCGTGCGCGGCGCGGTACGCCTTGGCGACGTGGCGGCCGAACCAGGACTTCTGTCCGTCCTTGAGGTCGCCGCCGCCGATGCGGTCGAGGAAGTCGCCGGTGCGGATGAGCCGGCCCGCGTCGACGTGGGCGGCGATGACGCCGGAGAGGGTGCGGTAGCCGAGGGCCTTGGGGGTGGCGACTGCGGTGTGGAGGCCGTTGCGGCGGGTGCGGGTCTTGGCGTTCATCTCGGCTGATCCCCCTGGCTCATCGGTAGCGATACCTGCTATCGCTTGCCGTGACTCAGACTCTACGCCTGAGGGTGTGGCATCGCAACCCTGTTGCGGTACCTTGTTCTCATGACGACCCAGGGACCCACACTCGACGAGATCGCAGCGGCCGGCGCACGCCGCCAGCGCGACGCCGACCGCCTCAAGCAGTCCAGCGACGCACTGAAGGAACTCGTCCTCGCCGCACTGCGGGACGGCGAGCACCGACCGACCGACGTCACCAAGGCCTCAGGCTGGACCGCCGCGCACGTGCGAAAGATGGCGCGAGAGGCCGGCATCGAGCCAGACGCGCGGTACAAGGACCGCGCCGATCGGCTGCGCAAGGCAGAGCGCCCGGTGAGCAGCGAGGAGAAGACCACATGATCACCGATCTGTACGTGCAAAAAGCCGACCCCGCCCCCGTGGCGTTCGCCTTCCGGCAAATGGGCGGCGTCGACGGCGAGGTGACCGTGAGCGTGCTCGACGCCAACGGAGTCACCCACGTCCCCGCCCGAGAAGACATGTGCCACCCGACTACCGGTTTCCTCCTGGAGATTCGGGTGAGCCTCGACCCGGACTGGGCATACCCGGCGCGGGTGATGCTGCACTGGGCGGAGGAGCGCCCGGTGGGCAGCGAGGAGAAGACCGGATGAACGAGGAAGAGCAGCGCTGCCCCGTCTGCTCGCACGCCATGGTGACGCTCGGCGAGAAGGACGCCGAGGTTGCCCTGATGTGCGGCTACTGCACCTACAACTGCACCGTGTTGGTCAGCGCGGGCCCGGTGCGCCCGGACGAGGAGCCCACCACATGAGCGAACGGCTGGAACGACGGCAGCAGCAACGCATCGAAGGACTGCTTCAGCGGGTCAAGACCTTGGAGGAGACCGTCCTCTACCTGTCCAACACGCTGGCACTGCACGGAATCCTCAATGAGGCCGAGGCATCCACTGCCACCCGCATGTACCGCGAGGCGCTCGCCGTCCGCAGAGATACAGGCGACGACCGCTGACCGCATGACGACGGCCCCGCCCGGGATCCGGTGCGGGGCCGCAGTACGACCGGGTCAGTACTCGCCGCTGTCCCGCAGCTCCTTCGTCACCTGAGCCTCGTACTTCGGGCAGTACGTCTTCACCGCGACCACCAGCATCTTGTCCGCGTCACCCTGCTCCATGCCCCACTCATCGCCCCACGGATACAGGCCGGCGCCGTCATCGGAGAACAGGTACTTCACGCTGTGTCCGTTCGCGAGGCCCGCGCACCACTTGGGCGGGAACGACAGCAGCTCGTCGTTGGACGGGTGCATCGTGCTGAATTCGATGTTCGCGTCCTGTACAGCGGTGATGAACTGGCCGGCTTTGTCGACGGTCGGTGACGCCTTTGGCTTGGCGGCCGGCTTGCTGTCGTGGCTGCTGGAGTTGGAGCAGCCAACCAGGGCGAGGCTGGTGGCGAGCAGGACGGCGGTGGTGGTGTGGCGCATCGGTTTCCCCCCGGGGTTGGTTGGGGGCATGATGCGCGCCCGTGTGGGCGGCGTGAAGGCGGTGTCACCGGACTGTGACCAGACACGAGCAGGCCCCGGCAGGACGGGGGGACCTGCCGGGGCCTCAGGGGGTAGCCGTGGCGCTCGAAACCCGGCTACCAGGCCAGTGTCGCAGCGCTGTCAAACGACGCTCAGACGGCCGCGGAAGAGGGTCCCCTGACGGGTCCCCGGAGCCCTCCCCGGGCCTCCCCCGGACCGCCTGCAAGCGCGGGAGAGGGGAGCCAGGGCGGGACCCCAACTCCCCTCAACTGACCTGAGGTTTCACCCGATCAGGGCACCGATACCGCCTGCGCCTCCCACGCGCCCGCAGGCACCAAACGCCACGTACCCGCGTCCGTGCGTTCCACGTCCGGCTTCAGGCCCTCTATCGCCTTCAACACCTGCCGCTCATCCAGGCTCGTCGCCTGCTCCAACTCCCGCCGAGTGGCGTTCCCGTACTTGGTCAGCGCGGCCCGCACCCGTTCCTGGTTCGTGTCGCCGGGAACAGGCAGGATCAGCCGCCGGCCCACCGGCGCGCGCACAGTAGTGGCGCCGATCCGGGCGACCTCGGCGCGGAACTCGTCGCCCGTCAGCCACATCCCCTTGTACGGAGCCGGCACCTGGTGGACCGGGGACTGCAGCAGGAACTTGCCCGGCTGGTCCAGCTTCCCGGGCTCCCAACCAGGGGTGTTCCCGAAGATGAACCGGCGGTGGTCCGCGTCGTTCATGCGGGTGGACAGCCGGTTCGCGTAGTTTCCGCGGGCGTCCGTCGTCCCACCGAACACCTTCCGCGACGGCTGCTGGGTGGCGGACAGGAAGTGCATCCCCGCGAACCGCATCAACGCCAGCAGGGACTCCTGCTTCTTGGACGCCGGGGTCTTCTTCCACGGGCCGTCGTCGCCCTGCCGGACCAGCTCGGCCAGCTCGTCCTCCAGGATCCACATCGCGGGCCGACCGTGCTTCTGCGGGTCCCACTCCTGGTCACCGGCGGTGGCGAGGATCTCGCCGCGTTCCTCCATCTCCTGCTTCAGCCAGTCCAGCAGGGCGTGGGCCTGCTCGGGGGTGGCCGCAAGGTCTTGCAGGATCGGCAGCATCGGCGTGAGTTCAGGCGCGCCCGGCTTCAAGTCCATGCCGTACAGCACCGTGTCGGGCCGGTCCGCGAGCTGGACCGCGATGGACCGAACCAAGGTGGACTTCCCGAACTTGGATGAACCGGCAACCAGCGTGTGGCTGTAGGCCATGTCGAGCCAGACCGGGTTCAGGAACCGGTCCACGCCCAACAGGACCGGGTCAGTGAACCGGGCCCCGCTGGTCCGCTGGTACGGGACGACGGAGGCGAGCGGGTCACCGTCGATGAACCGGGCGATGAGCTGGTTCGTGAGCGCGCCGTCTTCCAGCATGAACTCCCCGGCCACGCCCATGCCGGACGCCACCTTGTCCCACGTGGACTTGAGCTTGGCCCGGTCCAGGTTCACGGGCAGGTCCAGGACCGCGGTCCAGCCGGTCCGGGTGCGTTCCACGGTGCAGCCCGGCAGTTCAGCGGCGAACAGCTCGTGGACCACGGTCCGAATGCGGGTCTCCTCCGGGGTCCGCCCGGTCAGGTCCGGACCGGACTGGACCGGCTCGGGCGTGGTCTTCTGGACCAGGGTGTGGTGGGCCATCTGGAGGCGGACGTGCTGGGTCTGAAGCTTCAGCGTTTCCTGCTCCAGCTTGATGGTGTCGTGCCGGGTGTGGTGCCGGTACACGACCCGTGCGGCGCCGGCGAGACCGACGGAGACGAGCCACGAGTAGACGGCCGGACCGCCGCCCATGGCGCCGGTGATGGTGGCCTGGGTGAATGCGGCCGCTACGGTGCCGGCGCCCCAGGACAGGGCCGGGCTCCACTTCTTCGCGAAGCTGACGGCGGACACCTTGCCTGCGGCGATGGCGGTGACCAGCTCGACGGCGGTGGCGTGGCCGCCGTATTGCCAGTCGGCGAGGAGGGCGGCACCGGAGACGAGGCTGGGCAGGGCAACGGCGGCGACGAGGTCGGTCCGGCTGATCTTCACGGCGTGGGCTCCGGGAGACAGGTAGGCCCCCGCGGTGGTGCGGGGGCCGGGCGGGCGGGTCAGCGGTACTGGTTGAGGAGGCGCTGCGCCTCGGTAAGCCGGCGGTAGGCGGTGGACTCGGGTACGCCGAGGATCTCGGCAGCGCCCTTCTTGGTGATGCGCTCACCGACCTTCAGGCGGCGGAAGAGTTCGGTCACCTGGTCCTCGGGCTGGACCGGCCGGTTCGTGCTGGCCTGGACGGCCTGAACTGCGACCGGTTCGGGCGCGGCCTCGACCTGGTCCACCGGCTGGTCAGCGGCCTGAACCGGCGTGGACTGCGGGCGGTCCACGATCTGGTCCACGGCCGGTTCGGCGGGCCGGCGGGCTTCCAGAGCCAGCTTCAGGCGCGCCGTCCGGTCCCCGGTGATCTGCCGGTCCCACTCGCCGAGGGCGAGGGCCTGCTCGGTGCCGGTCTGCTGGCGGCGCGCGTTGAGGTACGCCTCGTACTTGGGGTCGAGCTTGATACGGATGGTGTGCATGCCGATCGCCCACACGCCCTTCGCGGCGGCGGAGACGAGGGCGCCGACGATGCCGACGAGGAGCGCATGGTTGCGGTGGCCGTCGAGGACGATCGCGGACATAGACACGGCGAGCATCGCCACGCCCACGTTCCGCGGGAGGTCGGCGCGCTTGCTGTCGTAGCGGAGCAGCCACTCGGCGATCAGGCAGGATGCCCATCCGGCGTCGAAGACTCCGGCGACGAGGTACGCGGCCCAGGCGGGGGCGAGCATTTGCAGCATGCCGCCGATGGCGACGGTGCCCCAGACGATCGCGCCGAGGGTCATGAGGAT